CAAGGGCTGTTATATGCTTGTTTACTGGAAGCATTTGCCTTTTTAAAAGGACCAACAGACCTGTTGACATTGTACGAACAAAAGTATAATAGTGAATTACAAAAGTTTGCAGCGATGCAAATTGGAAGAAGAAGAAGAGATGATTACTCAGATGGTACAATAAGAATTCCAATAGAGTCACCACCTCAATAACTAGGAGCAAAAAATTATGGCAATAACATCAGCAATAAGTAATTCATTCAAAGTAGAAATTTTAAAAGGCGTTCACAACTTTACTGTATCTGGTTCAGGTGGAGATACTTTTAATCTAGCTTTATATACAAGTAGTGCTACGTTAAATAAATCAACGACAGCTTATACAACTTCAGCTGAAGTTGCGACAGCAACAGGATATACAGCAAAAGGAAAAGCACTAGTAAGTGCAACACCAGTTTTATCTAGTGATACAGCTGTTTGTGATTTTGCTAATACCTCATGGACTTCTGCTTCTTTTACATCTAGAGGATGTTTAATTTTTAATGACACAGCATCTGGTGATCCCTCATGTTGTTCAATAGATTTCGGTGGAGATAAAACCGTAACAAGTGGAACTTTCACAATTGAATTCCCAGCACCCACTGCAGGTAATGCAATTATTGGTATAGCATAAGGAGGAATTCCTTATGGCAAATACTTGGGGCGCATCCGGAACAACCTGGGGACAAAACTCTTGGGGTGATCAAGAAACCGTTACACAAACTTTAACAGGACAATCTTTAACAACAGCACTTGGTGACGTTATACCTTTCAATGAATTAGGTTGGGGCTCTGATACATGGGGAGCAGAGAACTGGGGCGAAAGTGCTCTTGATATAACTTTAACAGGACAATCTTTAACAACAGCTTTAGGTACATTAACTTATGCAGGCGCGACTGATGGTTGGGGCCGTGATTCATGGGGCGATAATAACTGGGGCGAAAACGCAACTAGTGTTTCTTTAACTGGACTTTCTTTAACTGCTTCGCTTCCTAGCGTAGGTTGGGGCAATCAAGTATTTGGTTTTGATCAGGAAGGTTGGGGTGGAATTTATCAATTAAATCCAGCTGACGTAATGGGATTAACAGGACTTGCAGCAACAACTGCATTAGGTACTCCAGTCGCTAGATCAGATAATACAACAGTACTAAGTGGTCAAGCAGCAACATCTGCAGTAGGCGCAATTATTCCTGAAATAGGAGTTCCTATAAGTGGACTTGCAGCAACAACTGCATTAGGTACTCCAACCGCAAGATCATATTCTACAATAACTTTAACAGGCGTTGCAGCAACAAGTGCTTTTGGTGCTATAACTATTTCATCTAATCCAACAGTTCAACCTGTTGGAGTTTCAGCAACATCTGCAGTAGGAGCAATTTCTCCAGCTGATGTAATGGGATTAACAGGAGTTTCAGCAACTTCTGCTGTGGGAGCTATTGTTCCTGCTGATGTAATGGGAGTGACTGGAGTGTCAGCAACTGTTAGTGTAGGAAATGTAGCACCTTTAGGATATAAAGATATCACAGGAACACAAAGCGCCGGTTATAGTGATGTAACAGCAACGCAAAGTGCTGGTTATAGTGACGTTAATAGTGTATAAATATTATTGACTTTATAAGTAATATAAATTAAAGATCTAATTAGGAGAACAAAATTTTATGACATCGACATACACACCTCTCGGCGTAGAGAAAATGGTAACTGGCGAAAATGCCGGTACTTGGGGAACAAAAACAAATACGAATTTACAACTTATCGAACAAATTTCGGGTGGTTATATATCACAGGCCATAGCGGGATCAGGAACTACAGCATTTGTTAAAGCAGATGGAGCATTAAATGCTGTTGTTGCAAGTAGAGTAATTATTTTTACAGGTGCATTAACAGGTTCAAGAGTTATTACTTTCCCAGTTCTTACAGAAAATTTTTATATAATTAAAAATGGAACATCAAATTCAGAGACACTTCAATTAAAAGCAGCAACAGGTTCGGGTGCAACTGTTACTTGGGCCGCGGGTGACAACAGTTGGAAAATTGTTTATTTTGATGGTGTCGCAACAAACACTGGTGTTTATGATATTGGAATGGGTGATGTAACTCTTACAGGAACACAAACTTTAACAAACAAAACTTTAACAGCACCTAAAATTGGTACATCTATTTTAGATACTAGCGGAAACGAATTATTACTTTTAACAGCAACAGGTTCAGCGGTTAATGAATTTACTTTAGCTAATGCGGGTACAGGAGTTTCAGGACCAACTCTTTCAGCAACAGGTGAAACTAATGTTGGTATAAATATAAACCCTAAAGGAACAGGAGTTCTTAAATCGGGTACAGCTGCAATTAAAATTGCAGGACTGGAGACTATTTGGGTTCCAGCTTCAGCTATGTATGCAACAACAACTAATGGTGGATCGGCTGAACAAATTGAAACAACAGCTTTAAGACCAGATATGAAAGTTATGGATTTTGCAGATACTGCAGACGATCACGCACAATTTTCAGTGGCATTTCCTAAATCATGGAACGAAGGAACAGTTACTTACCAATGTTTTTGGACACCAAGTACTACGAATACAGGAAACTGTATATTTGGATTACAGGGTGTAGCAGTTGGAGATGGAGACACTATTGATGTTGCTTTTGGAACAGCAGTAAATGTTACAGATGCTGGTATAGGAACAATAGAAGATCAACAAGTTAGTCCTGTAAGTGGTGATGTAACAATTGCAGGTTCTCCTGCAGTAGATCAACAAACATACTTTCAAATATTTAGAGATGCAAACGGAGCTGGAGATACGTATACCGGAGTAGCAAGACTTTTAGGTATTAAAATATTCTTTACTACTGATGCAGCTAACGACGCATAAGGAATTTAGATATGAGAGATTTAAAAAATAAACTTACCTCAGGTAAGAACACAAAAAATATTCAATCAAGAAAAGGTAAATCTTTTGGTTATCAAGTCTTAGGATTTGGTGCTGGAGGATCAGCTGCTGCTTTTGTTACAGCTACTGGTGGAACTATTACAACAAGTGGAGATTTTAAAATTCATACCTTTACAGGAGATGGCACATTTTGTGTATCTTGTGCAGGTGAGGAAGATGGATCAAATTCAGTTTCTTATATAGTAGTTGCTGGTGGTGGAGGCGGTGGCACACATATTGGTGGTGCTGGAGGAGCAGGTGGTTTTAGAGAAGGCAAAGTTCCATGTTCTTACACAGCAAGTCCATTAGCTGCAGCTTGTTCTTCTTTACCAGTTTCAGTTCAAGGTTATCCAATTACAATAGGCGGAGGTGGTGCAGGAGGTATATATTCTCCTCGTGTCCAAGGAGTAGATGGGAGTAATTCAATTTTTTCATCAATAACATCAACTGGTGGTGGTCACGCAGCTAGTGGACCCGCTGCTCCATCTGGAGGAGCTGCAGGTACTGGTGGTAGTGGTGGTGGAGGTTCCGGTTACTACCCCCATCCTGGGAATGCTGGTGGCGCTGGAGACACTCCTCCGACAACTCCTGCACAAGGATTTCCCGGTGGTGTAGGTGGTACATCTCCTGATACTTCGTGGCAAAGTGGTGGTGGTGGTGGTGCGACTGTAATAGGTGCAAGTGCTTCGGGTCCAAATCCAACAGGTCAATCTGGCGCAGGTGGCGCAGGTGCAACAACAAGTATTACAGCGAGTCCAGTTGCTTATGCTGGTGGTGGCGGTGGTTCAGCTCACGCTTGTAGTAGTTCAGCTGCTGGTGGAGCCGGTGGCGGTGGAGCTGGTGGGTGTGGATATTCACCTCCTGCTGCAACTTCAGGAACTACTAATTTAGGCGGTGGTGGTGGTGGCGGTGGAATTTGTCAAACTGGTGGCGCTGGTGGTTCAGGCGTAGTAATAATAAGATACAAATTTCAATAGGATGGTAATATAAAATTATGGCACACTTTGCAAAAATATCAGATACATCACAAGTTCTTGGAGTTCATGTAGTTAATAATAGTGACGTACTGAACGCTGATGGAGTTGAAGATGAAACTGTTGGACAAGCATATTTAGAACAACATAATAATTGGCCAGCAAATTTATGGATTCAAACTTCTTACAATACTATAGGTAATGTTCACAGTGAGGGTGGAACTGCATTTAGAGGAAACTATGCAGGGATGGGTTATATTTGGGATGAAGATAATAATATATTCTATCCTCAAAAACCTTTTGCATCGTGGATATTAAATACTACAACAGCTACTTGGCATTCACCAATCGGTGATGCTCCAGATGATCTAACTGATGAAGAAAAAACAGCTTATACTCATTATATATGGAATGAAGCTGGTCAATCTTGGGATAAAGAAGCTCCCGTAGCATAATTTTATTGACAATTTAATAAAATAAAAGTACCTATGGTAGTAGGTATGCAAAAGAAAGTATTAACAGAACAGTCAATTTATTTTGGGGATGTTTCAATGCCTAAAGATTGGGAAATTGATACAACTGATTTAGCCCATCATATTTTACATGCTAACTTAACCAATGAAAAAGTTAAACTTTCAAGAACCTGGGATAAGTTAAATGCTTATGTTAGAGAACACATCTATTTAAAATTTAAAATAAAATTAGTTAATAAAGAAACATGGGGTGATATTTATAAACCTCAACAAATAAGTATACCTTTATTAAATGTTAATCCTGTAGATCTTATGAATTCACCAGATTATACTTTACTTTACGGTGTTAAAGTTAAAGATTGTATGGTTAGGATTCACTACGATGACAATAGAAGAAAAGGGAGGAGTTGGGATATAGAATTAAAAAATAACATGTTCCTCATGTTTCCATCTACTAATATGTACTACATAACCAACAGACAAAATGATTCTTTAAATTTTGTACAGACTATAACTTATGAATTTATCTAATTATTTTTGGTATTTTAAATCTGCATTAACACCTAGATTTTGTGATGAAGTTATTAAATATGGATTACAACAAAAAGATGGTATTGCTAGAACTGGTGGTTTTGACAAAAAAGAATTATCAAAAGAGGACATTAAAAATATTCAAAGAAAAAGAAAATCAGATTTAGTATGGTTAAATGATACTTGGATTTATAAAGAAATACATCCCTTTATTCATCAAGCAAATAAATCTGCCGGTTGGAATTATGAATGGGATAGATCGGAATCTTGTCAATTTACAAAATATAAACAAGGTCAATATTATGATTGGCACTGTGATAGTTGGGATAAACCTTATAAAAAAGAAGGATCCGACAATGGTAAGATTAGAAAATTATCTGTTACTTGCCAGTTAACCGATGGTTCAGAATATTCAGGGGGAGAACTAGAATTTGATTTTAGAAACTATGATCCACATATGAGAGAGGAAGCGAAACACTTAAGAAAAGCAACAGAGATATTACCTAAAGGATCTATTATTGTTTTCCCTTCATTTCTTTGGCATAGAGTTAAACCTGTAACAAAAGGAACCCGGTATTCATTAGTTCTGTGGAACTTAGGATACCCATTTAAATAATATGAACATAAACGAATATTTTAAAACACCTATTTGGTCAGAACAAAAACCAGAATTTTTAAAATCTTTAACTAAAGCTACTGATAAATATATTAAAGAAGCTAGAAAAACTCAAAAAAAATATATTAAACAGTATGGTGATTTTGGAACAAGTTATCATTCAACTCCATTAATGAGGGATAATGATTTTTTAGATTTAAGAACTTATATAGGTCAAAAGTCTTGGGAATTTTTAGACCATCATGGCTATGATATGAAACAATACACAACTATGTTCAGTGAAATGTGGGTACAGGAATTTAGTAAGAAAGGTGGTCATCACTCCGCGCACATTCATTGGAATCAACATGTATCAGGATTCTATTTCTTAAAGGCAAATGAAAAAACATCTTATCCTATTTTTCATGAACCACGAACCGGGGCTAGAACTACTAAATTAAAAATGAAACCAGATTTAAAAGGTATAGTAAATGGAACAGAGCTTGTTCATTTTAGACCTCAACCAGGAACATTACTTATTTTTCCTGGTTATTTAGAACATGAGTTTTCAGTAGATCATGGTAAAAAACCTTTTAGATTTATACATTGGAATATTCAAGCGGTTCCGAAGGAAATGGCTAAAGATGTTTAAGAAAGATAAATACGTAGTTATTAAACAGGCTATTTCAAAAGATTTAGCAACCTTTGTAGCTAATTACTTTTCAATGAAAAAACAGGTTTATGATACCTGTCGTCAAACTAGATACATTTCTCCCTATGAAACATTATTAGGTGAGTATGAAGGCGCCGACGGTCAAATCCCTCATACTTATAATAGTTATTCGGATATCGCTATGGAAACTTTAATGCTGAAGTGTCAGCCTGTTATGGAAAAGATTACAGGATTGAAATTAACTCCTGCTTATACCTATACAAGAATTTATAAAAACGGTGATGTTCTTAAAAGACATAAGGATCGATTTAGTTGTGAGATATCTACAACCATGAATTTAGGAGGTGATGATTGGCCAATTTATTTAGAACCCTCTGGAAAAGAAAATTTAAAAGGAATAGAAGTTAATTTAAAACAGGGAGATATGTTGATCTACCGTGGTTGTGAACTAGAGCATTGGAGAAATAAATTTAAAGGTAAAAATTGCGTTCAAGCATTTTTACATTATAATAATCGAAAGACACCGGGAGCTAAAGATAATATGTTTGACAAGCGCCCGCATTTAGGACTTCCTTCTTGGTTTAAAAGATGATATATCTCCCTATAATGGAGGCAGTACTCCACCATACCAACTGCCTCCTTTATAAGGATTTTATATGCTACAAAAATTAGGCTTCCTACCGGGATTCAATAAACAAGTCACATCTACAGGAGCCGAGTCTCAATGGACTGGCGGTGAAAATGTACGTTTTAGATATGGTACTCCTGAAAAGATAGGTGGCTGGGCTCAATTAGGTTCTACTAGTTTATGTGGTCCAACAAGAGCACTACATCACATGGTTAATAAAACATCAATCAAGTATGCTGTTTTAGGAACTAACAGAATTTTATATGTATACACCGGTGGAGTTTATTATGACATCCATCCTATCAAGACTGACTTTGGAGCACTAACAAATAAACTAGCTTGTACTTCAGGTTCTCCTATTCTTACTATTACTTTATCAACAACTGCTGGCATGACTGCTGGAGATATTTTATATCTTGAAAACGTTACACCGCCAACAAGCTCAGGCTATAGTGCTGCTGATTTTGATGATAAAACATTTATGATAACAACAGTAGTAGATGCTACTTCAGTTACTATTACTATGGGATCTAACGCTAGTGCTTCCGCAACCGACGGAGACTTATCAGTTAAATGGTATTACCCAGTAGGACCTGCTCAACAAGTAGGAGTTTATGGTTATGGTATTTCTACTTTTGGTGGAACACCTGTTGGTGCTAAAACAACTACTCTAAGTGCAGCGATTTCTAGCACCGGACAAACAACAGGAATTACTTTAACTAGTGTACTTGATTTTCCAACTTCAGGAACATCATATATTTTAGTTGGAACAGAATTTATAAAATACACTGGAATTAGTGGAACAGAATTAACGGGAGTAGTCAGAGCACAACGTGGAACTTCTGCTGCTCTTCATTCTAATGGAGCTGCGGTTACTAATGGAACAGATTATGTAGGTTGGGGAGAAGCATCAACTAGTACAGACTCAGTTGCAGACCCCGGTCAATGGTCCTTGGATAATTTGGGCCAAACTTTAGTTGCCTTAATTGTTAATGGTCCTTGTTTCGAATGGGATTCAAACGCAACAAATGCAACAGCAACAAGAGCAACAATTATTTCAGGTGCACCCACAGCATCAAGGGACATGTTAGTATCAACACCAGACAGACACTTAGTATTTTTTGGAACAGAGACAACGATTGGTGACACAACCACTCAAGATGATATGTTTATTCGTTTCTCTTCTCAAGAAAATATTACAGATTACGTTCCTACAGCAACCAATAGTGCTGGTACACAGAGACTGGCCGCCGGATCACGGATCATTGGTGCTAAGCTTGGAAGAAATGCAATTTATGTTTGGACGGATACTTCTTTATTTACTATGAGATTTGTAGGCCAACCTTTTACTTTTGCTTACGAGCAAGTAGGAAATAACTGCGGATTGATTGGTAAGAATGCATCAGTTGAAGTTGATGGTACTGCTTACTGGATGTCTGATAATGGTTTCTTTAGATACACCGGT